CATCTTGCCGATCTCAAAATCGAATGTGTTGTTTTGAAGTATGACACACCAAGCTGCAAGCTCATCAAGAAAGTAAAGTATAATGAAGAGATCAAGTTTCTGATCGAGAATGAAAAGCGCAACAAGTTTATCAGAAATTTGGCCGTAAGCACAAGCGCAAATTGCCTTGTGTTGTTTCAGTTTGTCGAGAGTCATGGAAAAATACTGTACGACAGCATTAAAGAATTGGCACACAAGAAAGACCCGTCGAGAAAAGTATTTTTTGTTGCTGGAGAAACGGCAGCAGAGACGCGGGAAGAGATACGAAAGATAACAGAAAATGAAAGAAACGCAATCATCGTAGCATCGACTGGTGTGTTTTCAACTGGCGTCAACATACGCAACTTAGAGAACATTATTTTTGCTTCACCCACTAAGTCGCGTATCAAGACTCTTCAGTCCATAGGAAGAACGTTGCGTATAGGAGATCATTCAGACAAAGCAACACTCTACGACATTGTTGACGATCTCACAGACAAGTCACATAAAAACTTTGCAGTCAAACATTTCTTAGAAAGAGTCAAAATCTACAACGAAGAGAAGTTCAAGTACAAACTCCACAAAGTCAATTTGTTCTAAATACCATAATATCAAGAGGTGCCGATGTCTTCTGCCTTACTACGAATCTTAAAGCTGGTTACGGGTGATGAAATCATTGGTGTGATTCGTGATGGCGCAAACGAAGTAAGTGAAGACGAGAACTATACACTCGACAACCTACTGTTCGTGACTAATCCAATGAAAGTTGTGTCTGAGTACATTCCCGAATCAAAAGTACACGCACTATATCTCGTAGACTGGATACCAGCAATCAAAGACACTACAGTTCCAATCGACAAGCAGCGAGTGATCACCATTGGGCAACCAAACAAAGACTTGGAAGCACACTACATAGACATTATTTTGGCAGAAAAAATGTATCATGACTTGGTCAACGAACAGGGCGCAACAGAAGAACACACAGAAGCTCAAGACTTGGCAGACACGCTCGATGAGAAGCTCGACGAAGAGCTGGAGAAAAAGATTCAAGCTCAAGAAGTGGAATCAGTCAGTGATGATAGTGCGGACGCAAGTGACGAAAATCTCTCAGAAGAAGAGAAGCTGGCCGAGAAGCTCAAGAAACACAAGTTTGACGACGACGACATTCAATAAACGTCCTCCATTACGCTAACGATAATAGCATCTTAGCGGCGCTACTTTTAATAGAAATAACGGTTCTGTACACACACTCATCCTCTCTAAAAACAGCTCAATAGGATTAGCCATTCAAGGCTCACATCTCACCCTCTCTATACGATGTTTGATCCTTACAACTACACTGTTTCAGTAGGTTACACCCTCCATTAAATTTTTTTTACTGGAAACAGCCACAATCGATCTTGGTTTCATAAATGCTGGTGCTGCGTTTTGCAGAAGCGTTTTCCTATAATCATTACCATAACCTTTTAGTGGCCCCTTGATTCTCTTCTTATAGGAACTTCCAGGCCCAAAATCACACAACTAAAACATTTACTTTCATCATAGGTGTGATATTGTTTTCACATGATGAATCAACCGACAGAAAGCAAACGTAAGTTACATTACGTAAACAACCCAGAATTTTTGAAGCACATGAAGATACATATCGCTGCTGTCAAGAAGGCAAACAAAGCTGGTGATCCTTCCCCTAAAGTATCAGACTACATTGGCGAGTGTATTGTTTCGATTGCAAACAAGCTTGCTAACAAGCCAAACTTCGTGAACTATCCTTTTCGAGAAGAGATGATTTCAGATGGCATTGAAAACTCTCTTCAGTACTTGAACAACTTCAATCCCAAAAAGTCATCGAAAGCGTTTGCATACTTCACGCAGATCATTTACTTTGCATTTGTTCGGCGTATCCAGCGAGAAAAGAAGCATCTTGCAACCAAGTATCGAATGATCGAAGAGTCTCTAATAGAAAGTGCTGGAGACGCAGATGGAATAAATTCTAGTCAGAAGTATGGTAGCGACTATGCTGACCAAAACATGCACGAGTTCCTTCAAAACTTTGAACGCACTCAGGAAGAGAAGAAGCTCAAGATCAAAAATGGCAAGAAGAAGACCAAGAAAAAAGTTGGCTTCGATAAAATCATCGAAGAAGGTGATGAGTAAAAGAGACTTTTGGAACACAATGTCAACAGACAAGAAGCAGAGGGTCGTAGACAGCCTTTACAAACACTGCCAAATTAGAACTGCCACATCTCGGCAAATCTTTGATGGAATGGTTTCCGATCTTGGACTGATAGGAACTGCTCATATTGTGGACGCAGCTTTGGAAATAATACGCCCATACAAAAATTCAGGAACAAATCTTGAATCCACAGCCGAGGCGTTGTATGCTTTGTTTTATCCCCCACAGAAGGGGGATGGTCTGCTAACAAATCAGACCATTGTTGATTGTGATGTGGGTTCGTACGGCTTTAAGCCGTAGTCTCCAAGAAGCACGTTAAATGAAAGTAGCCATAATAACCGACACGCACTCGGGCGCAGGCAACGACAGCCAGGCGATGAATGATTACTTCTTGAAGTTCTACGAAGAGGTTTTTTTTCCATATCTTCGAGAGCACAACATCAAGAACGTAATACATTTGGGCGACACGTTTGATCGGCGCAAGTATATTAACTTCAACACTCTATACTCTTGGCAGCAACGAGTATTTGAACCGCTTAATGTAATGTGTGACCGCGTTGATATTCTTGTTGGCAATCACGACACGTACTACAAGAACACAAACAAGATCAACAGCGTTGAGGAGCTTCTCAAGATCTACGACAAGTTCAACTTTTATCCGGGCCCTGCTGAAGTTTCTATCGGCAAAGCGAATGTGTTGTACTTGCCTTGGATATGCGAAGATAACTATGACAAGTCGATCAGAATGATCGAGCAGTCATCTTCTAAAGTTTGCATGGGACATCTTGAGCTTATTGGGTTTGAGATGTACGCCGGTCACTTAAACGTAGACAAAGGCTTGCGTGGTGAGCTGTTTGACAAGTTTTACATGACGCTCTCTGGACATTTTCACCAGAAATCATCTCGCGGCGGCATACACTACCTAGGCGCACCGTATCCTATGATGTGGGGTGATTGGGGCTCATCGAAAGGATTTCACGTTCTCGACACAGAGACTCTTGAGTTGCAGTTCGTTGAAAATCCCATTCAGATATTCCATAAAATATACTACAATGATTCGTCTGAGAGCTACGATAGCCTTATGTCAAGAGACTTCTCACAGCTTAACGGCATGCTTGTGAAAGTTATCGTACAGAAAAAGAACAATCCTTATTGGTTCGATCAGTTTCTTGAGAACATTCAAAAGAATAATCCACACGATGTGTCTGTTGTTGAAGCTTCGTTTGAAGAATTGACAAGTGACGAAGAGACATTTGATGAGACTAAAGACACACTGACAATTCTCAAAGAGTGTGCTGAGTCCTTGGAGATCGGCGCACACAAGAACCTTCTAAATGATTTGTTGAGGGATCTGTACATTGAGGCGTTAAACTCCAATGAGCAAGTTCAGGGATCGGGATGATCATCTTTAAGAAAGTCAGGTGGAAGAACCTTCTGTCCACTGGCAACAACTTCACAGAAATATCACTGAATGAGAAGCACTCAACTATACTTCTCGGCCAGTCAGGCAGCGGCAAGAGCACACTGCTTGATGCTATTGCGTTCGCGCTTTTTAATCGGCCGTTCAGGAACATAAACAAGAATCAGCTCGTGAACATGGTCAACGGCAAAAACTGCCTTGTTGAAATTGAGTTCTCGATAGGCACTCAAGAGTATATGATTCGTAGAGGCATCAAGCCTACGGTGTTTGAAATTTTCTGTGATAACGTGCTTGTCAACCAAGACTCTCATTCAAAAGACTATCAACAATACTTGGAGAGAAACATACTGAAGTTTAACTTCAAAGCGTTTACTCAGATCATTGTCCTCGGTGCATCAAACTTCACACCCTTCATGCAGCTCAAGCCTGCCGACAGACGTGTTATTATTGAAGGGTTGCTAGACATCGAAATTTTCTCAGTTATGAACACTCTGCTCAAGCAAAAAGCTTCAACACTACGTCAATCCATACAAGAGAATGAGTTTGCAGTATCAATAGTCAAAGAGAAGATTGCAATTCAAGAAAAGTACATCAGTGACATATCAAGAGACAAAGAAGACAAGATTCAAGAGAACCTTGCTCTAATCGACAAACACAAAGTAGACATACAAAAGATCCACGCCGAAAATGATTCTCATCGAGCTGCTATTGCAAACTTGCAGGGTAAAATTGACTTCAAGAGCGAGCTTGTCATGCAGATTGACAAGATTAAAGACATCAGAAGCAAGATCGACACAAACATTAAAAAAACGCGCAAGGATATAACTTTCTACGAAGAGCACGACTCATGTCCAACGTGCTCGCAAGATATTCCTGAGCAATTCAAAAGTGTAGAGATTGAGAAGAAAGCTGCCAAAATTTCAGAATGGCAATCTGGCATGACAGACGC